GTCGCCGCCCCTCCTGCCACATCGGTGAGCATCTTCGCGATGTGAAGTTTCTGGATGTTGATGAACTGCCCGCTTGTCAGGTTCCCTGCGGGCTTTGCTGTTGGTGTTGGACTTGGCATTTTATTCTCCCTCCATTGCTGTTCTGTAATCTGTGATTTCCACGAATATATCTTTCTCTGTCAGTTCCTGCGTCTGCACACGGACAAAGCCGAGTGGAAGAAGCGCATTCTGCACGGCACGATGAATCTCCCGAAACCGTCCATCCTTCGTCAGAATATGGATGCGTACCGTCACGCGCCGTTCCAGTTCCGCACCATCTGCCGAGAGCGCAGGAACATCCGAAATAACGGAGTAAACGAGAACGGGATACGTCCCTGCATTGGGACTGTGCCCGTGATAGATGCTCTTCTTTCCGTGAGCGAGAAGCTGCGAGAGTGTCTTGGAGCGCACAAGTGCCTGATACACCATCTTGGCAATACTCATTTCCCCCTCCTCCTAATGGCAGACCTTACGGCATCGACGATGGCAGAACGAATCCCGTCCTTCTTGGCATCGAACGCGGGATAGAGAAACGGACGGTTGATGCGTGGGCTGAACTCGACAAGAACGCCGTAGAATACGCCATCTTGAGACTCCGCATCTGCCGCGATCCTCCAAACAGAACCGTCCTTCCTGAGGAGACGTTTGTGGATGGAGTCCCGCAACGCACCTTTGACCACGCGCTTATCTGTTCCCGTATAGACAGGACAGCGGTTCTTTGCCTCTGCGACCACATCGTCTGCGCCGCGCTCAAGTGCTTCCTTTGCCGCAGCCATCGCCTCTGCACCAAGCTCCGAGAGGATCTTCTCGGCAGAGACGAATCCTCGGTATCTAGCCATCTTCCACCAACTCCCTGCATTCCAGAACAAGCCATCGCTTCTTCCCGCCAAGCAGATAGGGCGGCGCAATGGGTGTGAGCCGCTTCCCATTCCACTGCACTAGGTCGGTCACGCGCACATCCGTGCGGTAGCGGATGACAATACGATAATCCACCTCCTGCACCTTCTCCGCATATCCGTCCGAGATTTTTGCCGCAAACGGCAGAACGAGCGCCCATGCCTTTGAAATCTCCTGCGCAGATGAGGAGAGGATATTTCCCTCATCATCCGTATCTGTGACGGGACGCAGAATAGTGATTCGATGACGCAGTTCGCTCATGGACACTCTCACCTAAAAGACCTCCTTCCGCACACCAAAAAGCAGGGAGCGAAGCGTCAGCGCAAGCCCTCTGTGATCCGCTTCCTCCCGATGTTCATAGAGATAGGATACGGCGTAGAGTATTGCGACTCGTACAATCGCCTGATCTTCAACCTTGGACAGCTTCTTCACGCGCAGAAGTGCCGTACAAATCTGTTCTGCCGTTTCCGCAAAGTGCGTGAGGAGATCGTCCTCCTCATCGCCGTCAATGCGCAGATACTGCTTGACTGCTGCAAGCGGCACAAGCATAAAACCACCTCCCCTCTTGCCGCAAAACCAATGAAATCGCTGATAAAATGGATAAGTGGACGATTTATCAGCCCTTCATCTTGAGTGTCTGCACGGCTTCCTCAAGAACGAGCTTGCCGTCCACGCGCTCCTTCATGACGTAGCCGATCATGCCGTTGCCCGCAAACAGCTCCTTCAGTTCCTGCAGGGAACGTGTGCCACGGTCGCCGATGTTGTAGTAGGAGTAGTCACCGAATGCGATGACGGTCTTACCCGCCTCGACAGCAGACATATACGCCGAGGAATACACGGGGTAGCCGAGCAGACGGTCTGGTTCACCCATCTGGTACGACGGCTGCCAAAAATATGCACCGTTGGCATCCTTGAGCTTTCGGATGCTTGCAAGCGTCTGATCGTTGACGATGAACGACGCATTCTTGCGGTAGGGATGCTTGAGGCTGTAGACGAGCGTCACGAGTTCATCCGCCTTGAGGTCTGCCGCCGCCGTGGTGACGGATGTCTTTGCCGAGGTGAGAAGTCCCTTGGGCTTGTGCGTCCCATCGCCATTCAGGAATGCGTCCTCCTCTGCATTGCCGAGTGCCTTGCCGAACTGCTCGATGAGATAGCTCTCAAGGTTGAAGGCGTTGTCGTAGAGAAGCTCTTCTGTCACCTTAACCGCAACGTGCAGCTTGTGCGCGTCGAGGACGATCTGGTCGAAGGTAGCCTCGCCGAAGGTGAGCGGCGCCCCCTCCTCAATCCATGCAGCCGCAGGTTTCGTGGCGGCGATATTGATCTTGTGCTCGCCGCTCGTTGTGATGACTGTCGCAAGCGGACGCAGGACGTTCTCCTCATTCAGAACGTCAATGAGACGCTGATCGTACTCTTCGGGTACGAGATAGCCGCCGTTTGCATCCACACCTTCCTGCAGGACGTTCTCCACCTGCCGGAAGTTCGTACGCAGTGCCTTCAGCATTGCCGCACGGTATGCCTCGCTTGCACGACCCGTCTTTTCTGCATTGAGAGATGCGCCCGGAGTGTTGGTGATTGCCGCCGTCACGGGCTTTGCAAGCTGCGCGTCGAGAATCGCCTGACGCTCCATGCGCTCGATGTCCTTGCCGAGTGCAAGCACCTCGTTCTCCATCTGCTCGTATGCCTTGGCATCTTCAGCTGTAAGGCGGCCGTCCTTTTCGTGAGAATCCAGAAACTGCTTTGCCTGTTCCCACATTTCTGCACGCTTCTCGCGCATTGCCATGATCTTATCCATGTTCTTGTCCCTCCGTTAGTGTGAAATAGAAAAGAGCCGTCGTTTGAGCGGCTCTGCATCGACATTGTGTGTCCCCTGCCCGAATTTCGAGAGCAGAGAGTTCGTGACGGCGGCACGGGAGAAGATCAGCCCGTCTGACGCAGCACTTGTGAGATGTTCCCTGTTCTCATAGAGAACGGAATCCGCAAATCCAAGCTCCACCGCCTTCTTTGCATTCATCCACGTCTCGGCATCCATCAGCTATGAAATCTTCGCACGGGGCAGCCCCGTCTTGATCTCGTAGGCGTTGATAATGCTCTCCTTGATTTCGGCAAGGAAGGTAATCGTCCGCTCCATCTCGTGTGTATCGCCGATGGAAACAGTCATTGGATTATGGATCATCAGCATTCCCAAGGGAGAAATCTCGACGGTCGATCCTGCCATTGCAACAACGGATGCAGCAGAGGCGGCAATCCCGTCAATCTTAACGGTGACATTTCCCTTATACTCCATGAGCATATTGTAGATCTGTGCCGCCGCATAGCAGTCCCCGCCCGGCGAGTTGATCCAGAGGTCAATATCTCCCTCGGCGGCATTCAGTTCAGAACGGAACATCTGGGGAGTGATCTCATCGCCCCACCACGTCTCGTCTGAGATTTCACCGTCCAGAAGCAAGATTCGCTTCTCTCCCTCGTTCCGCACTCAGTTCCAAAATTTACGTTTCATCGCCCTCTCCTTTCTTGTTGGCGAATAAACCTGCGTCCCTCAGTTTTGTCATATTCCCGTTGATGAGATAGAGATCGCCGCCCTCGTCTGCTTCGATGGGATTCATGTCCTCAAGGCTGCGGATGTCGTTTGCCGAAAGCCATCCGTTCTGTCGCCCGATGGCATATCCCTCCATGCGGCTCTTGTAGTCCCCGCGCAGAAGCCCGTCCACATTGAAACGGATGAAGTAATCCTTCCGCTCCCTGTTTGACAGCAATGCTTTCTGCAGCGCCTGCTCCCACCGCACGACCCACGGATTCAGCGTGTACTTCACGAACTCGAGGGACTGCTGCTCAATATTCGAGAAACTGGACTTCTCTAGGTCTCCCACCATATGCGGCGGCACACGATAAAGCCGTGCAATCTCGTCGATCTGGAACTTTCGTGTCTGTAGAAACTGCGCCTCCTCGGGCGGAATGGCGATCTGCTGATACTTCACGCCCTCCTCGAGGAGCGCAATCTTTCCTACGTTCTTTGTGCCACCATAAACCGAATGCCAGCTTTCTCTCAGTTTTTCCGGATCTTTCACCACCCCAGGATGTTCGAGCACACCCGCAGGCCGCGCACCGTTCTGAAAGAACGTCGCTCCATATTCTTCCGTCGCGATGGCAATGCCGATGGCCGTCTTTGCCATCGCGATCGGCGAGTAACCGACCAGACCGTCAAAGCCAAGCCCGGGAATATGCAGCACATCCTCACGCCGCAGACGAATCTGACCCGCCGCTTTGAAATTCGGATTTTCCTCCGTACTCCTTGTGTAGAGATAATACAGCTCGCCCGTTTTACTGTCGCGGTCGACATCCATCCGATCCGGCAGCAGTGGGTAGAGTCCGATCACCCGCCCCATGCCGTCGCGCAGGATCTGTGCGTAGGCATTCCCCCAGAGAAGAAGATGCGTCATCAGCGTCTCGCGGAATACGAAACTCGTCATCTCGGGATTCGGCGCATCGTGCAGCAGGAAGTACAGCGGATGCGCCGGCATGCGCTCTTTTCCCTGCCCCTTGTATGCGTAGACATGAAGTGGCAGTCCCGCGATGGATTCCGCGAGGATCCGTACACAGGCGTAGACTGCTGTCGTCTGCATCGCAGTCCTCTCGTTGACCACCTTTCCCGCCGCCGTCGGTCCAAACAAAAAGACTAGGCCGCCGAGAAGATTCGTAGGCTTGTCCCGGGATCGAAAAAGTCTGCTGAAAAAATTCATGTGCATCACCTCCTGTTCAGAACACCAACACGCCCCGCGTATCATAGACGGACACAGTGGGATCATTCCCACACCGAATCGCTCGGTCGAGCGCCATGATGAGCGCAATTACGCCGTCAATCTTCTCTGTGGACTTCTCCTTATCTGCCTTGATGTTCCCCGCAGGGTCGGTGCGAATAAAGATGTTGTCTGCCATCCAGCGCATGACGGGATGTCCGCCGTGCGCTATTTTCTTTTCCAACGTCAACTTCATCAGCTCCTTCGTCGGCGGGCTCATATCCTTGAATCCCTGCCCGAACGGAACAACGGTGAAGCCCATCCCCTCAAGATTCTGTACCATCTGTACCGCGCCCCAGCGGTCGAAGGCGATCTCGCGGATGTTGTATTTCGTGCCCAGTTCCTCAATGAATGCCTCGATAAATCCGTAATGTACGACATTCCCTTCAGTGGTCATGAGGTATCCCTGCCTCCGCCACGCGTCGTACGGAACGTGGTCGCGACGCACACGCAGGTCAATGCTCTCCTCGGGAATCCAGAAGTACGGAAGGACGACAAACGCCTCATCCTCATCCGTCGGTGGGAACACCAGAACAAATGCCGTAATGTCCATCGTGGACGAAAGGTCGAGCCCGCCGTAGCACAGGCGCCCTTCCAACGCTTCCGCATCCACAGGAGCGGCACACGCATCCCATTTGTCCATCGGCATCCAGCGCACGGACTGCTTGACCCACTGATTCAGACGAAGTTGGCGGAAGCTGTTTTCCTCAGTAGGATTCTGCATCGCAGAAGTACAGGCCGCCTGTACCTTATCCATACCAACTGTAATCCCGAGTGAAGGATTGGCTTTTCTCCAAACTGCGGGATCCGTCCAGTCCTCATCGACTTCAGCCCCGTAGATCACGGGATAGAAGGTCGAATCAATCTTTCGCCCTTCCAGAATATCCTTCGCTTTCTGGTGCGTCTCGTAGCAGATGGACTGTGTATCTGTCCCCGCCGTGGTGATGAGGAAGTAGAGCGGCTGCATTCGCGCATCGCCGGAGCCTTTCGTCATAACGTCAAAGAGCTTGCGATTCGGCTGTGTATGAAGCTCATCAAATACAACACCGTGAATATTGAACCCATGCTTCGTATAAGCTTCTGCCGAGAGTACCTGATAGGTGCTGTTTGTTGGCAGGTATTTCATATGCTTCTGCGAAGCAAGGATTTTCACCCGCTTGTTGAGTGCTGGACACATACGCACCATGTCAGCAGCAACCTTGAACACGATGCTTGCCTGTTGCCGATCAGCAGCACAACCATATACCTCTGCTCCAGCCTCCCCATCCCCACAGCAGAGAAGTAGTGCTATGGCAGCGGCGAGTTCACTTTTTCCCTGTTTCTTCGGAATCTCGATATATGCCGTGTTGAACTGTCGATAGCCGTTCGGCTTCAACACGCCAAAGAGGTCGCGAATGATGCGCTCCTGCCAATCAATGAGCTCGAAAGGCTTTCCTGCCCACGTCCCCTTCGTATGGCACAGACACTCGATGAAGCCCACGGCGTAGTCCGCAGCGGCTTTGTCGTAATGCGAATCCTCTGCCATAAATTTTGTCGGCTTGTAGTCCACGAGTTTCCGCAAAGAGTCACCTCCCTACTTCTGTGCGCGCGTCCGCAACAGTCTCTCCATCGGGTCTTCCTGCGGCAAGCCGCTGAAGTTTGTCGTGCAGTTTTGCTTTACAATGTCGAAGATCTCATACCAAAGCAGATTGGATTGCTTCTGGAACGAAAGTGCCATCTGTACAAACGGACTTGCAATCGCGCCGCCTGTGGTCGGATGCTTGCCGAGCAGACCGTATTGACTCACAGCCTCCTCGCATTGGATATAGCGAGCGAATGACTGTGCATAGCTCTCGATGAGCCGAGGACTTACAAGACGTTCACACCCGCGCTCCTTGAGCCACTGCCACGTTTCACGAAAAATATCGTCTGCACCGAGCGTCTTTCCATCCTTCTGACATGCCGACAGATATGCACTTGGACGCGGCATGTCAGTGCCGCATAGATCTGCCGCCTTCATGCCGTCAGCACTGCCGAGATCCACTCCCGGAAATTCCAAAACATTTGCCGTCTGCCCCGGCGCGCCCCTATCCGACATTGTTTGCGGCTTTTTCCCGGCGCGGGGGCGTCTGCCGCCACGGTTTGTACCGTCCCGCGCCATCTTCTCACCCCATTTTTTAATACCCCGTTTGATTTACCATTTTTTCACGTATGCCCCAGCACCGGTCGCATAGCGACGCCATTTTAGAGATTTCACCACCCCCTAGGGGGTCTAGCGGTCGCCTGTGCTGCGCCGGTGAATCCGCTCATGACACGATACGCAGAGCGACATCAGATTATTCGCGTCATGCGTGCCGCCGTCAGCAATCTCCTTGATGTGGTGCACGAGTGTCGCGCGAACATATCTACCCTGCTCCTTGCACCGCTCGCAGAGCGGATGGAGTGCTATGTGCCGATCGCGGATTCGCCTCCATGCGCCCCCGTATCTCTCCTGTCGGTCGTAGCCGCGCGTGAAGTGCTCGTAATGCCGCTGCATGGTCTTCTCGTGTTTGTCACAATACCCGCTCTTACTGTCAGTAAGGCTTGGACACCCTGTCATGCGACAGGGACGTTTCGGCTTTCTCGGCATCCGTCCCACGCTCCTCCTTACGATAAGGGAGCGGGTCTTTCTTTTATACGAATAACCCGCCCCGCGCTTCCTCTATGCGCTTCTTTGCGACTTCAAAATACTTCTCTTCCTTCTCCATCCCGATGAATCGCCGCCCCTCCTGCACACAGGCAACGCCTGTTGATCCGCTTCCCATGAAGGAATCAAGAACGACATCGCCCGCTCTCGAACTTACACGAATGATACGCGATAGTATATCAACGGGCTTCTCGCAGGTGTGGAAACGCTTCTGCATCGGAATCGTTCCCCTCTCCCACACATTGCAGTGCGCCGCATCGTTTACGTGCGTATGCCGCACCCCCTCGGCACCCCG